TACTATCATCGTTTGGATTGGATAGATGAATGGGGTGGTGGCACTTTAATTGATGGAAAACTCGTTCCATATGTAGGTAACAGACTTGTGGTGTTTGATGCATACTTAGATCACAAGGCAATGCCTGTTTCTAGGGAGTGTTATGATCTTAGAAGTGTAATAGTAATAAAGGCAAACTGCCGTGTATGAGTTAAAAGATTACCTTGGTGCAATTAACAATACTAAAGAAAATCTCCTAGATACAGAGGATGAGCAGTGGGAAAAGAAGTATGCCCCATTCATTGTCAATAAATGTGTTGCACCATTTACTGATACCCTTATGTTGGTGAATGAAATCAATAAACTACATCATCTAGATAAAAAACTCCAATTCGACTATTTACTAAATACTATAAGACCAAGGAAGAGATATACTCCTTGGATGAAGGCGAAGAAATTAAAGAATCTAGAGTATGTTAAAGAGTTCTATGGATACAACAATCAAAAAGCAAAGGTCGCTCTTGAACTACTAGATGAAAAACAGATTTCCGCTATAAAAGAAAAGTTAAATAAAGGTGGAAGAAATGGAAGAAGTTAGTTGGACGCAAGAGCAGATGCTCGAAGTATCTTTGAAGGAACCAGATGATTTCCTCAAGGTGCGAGAGACTTTATCACGTATTGGTGTCGCCTCTAGAAAAGAAAGAAAACTTTATCAGTCCTGTCACATATTACACAAACAGGGCAGATACTTTATTGTACATTTTAAAGAATTATTTGCATTAGATGGTAAAGATACCAATCTAACAGAAAATGATATCTCACGCAGAAACACAATTACAAACCTTCTCAAAGATTGGGGACTTGTAGAAATTGTAGGAGAACTTGGAGAGATGGCTCCATTGAGTCAAATTAAGGTACTGTCTTTTAGTGAGAAAGACTCTTGGCAATTAGAAGCAAAATATAATATCGGTAAGAAAACAACTTGACAATTTAAATTGATTGTGATATAACTATAACATGAGTTTTTATACAAATGCTATGCAATGGGGTAACTTCATTCTTTTGCGTGAAGTTGTCAATGGGGAAAGAAAGAATAGGAGAATTAAATATTCTCCTACACTTTTTGCTTCCGTAGAGAAACCTACAAAATACAAAACACTAAACGGTGGATATGTGACTCCTGTAGTGCATCCTACTATGAAGGAAGCAAAGGAGTGGGTTGCACAGTATTCTGAACAATTTGGTATCATACACGGTAATACTCAATATCCATATTGTTTTTTATCAGACACATTTAAAGGTACTATGAAATGGGACATGGATCAAATACTGATCGTGACCATTGATATTGAGGTGCAATGTGAGAATGGATTTCCTAACCCAAAGATTGCCGAAGAGGAGATGTTATCTATTACTATTAAGAACCATCAATCCAAACGGATTGTTGTTTGGGGTATTGGTGAGTTTAAGAATGATCGTGAAGATGTAACCTATATTCAATGTCAAGATGAAGTTCATCTGCTTAAAGAGTTCCTTGTGTTTTGGGAGAAACATCATCCAGACATTGTAACAGGATGGAATACAGAGTTCTTTGATATTCCCTATATCTGTAATCGTATCAAGAAACTATTTGGTGAAGATGAACTCAAACGTCTATCCCCTTGGGGTGGTGTTCAAGATAGAGAAGTCTACAATAGAGGTAGACATCATCAAGTGTATAATATTCAAGGTATTGCTGCCCTAGACTATTATGATCTCTATCGCAAGTTTACATATGTAACTCAAGAGTCATATCGACTAGATCACATTGCATTTGTTGAACTAGGTGAACGTAAAGACGGCAATCCATTTGAAACTTTTCGTGAGTGGTATGAAAAAGATTATCAGTCTTTTATTGAATATAACATCACAGACGTTGAGCTCGTTGACAAACTTGAAGACAAACTAAAACTCATTGAATTATGTTTAACCATGGCGTATGATGCCAAGGTTAATTATACTGATGTTCTAGGTACAGTTCGTTATTGGGATATCCTCATATACAACTATCTTAAAGACAAGAACATCGTTATTCCTATGAAGAATCCTAATCAGAAAAAGGTCGAGAAGTTTGAGGGTGCATATGTCAAAGACCCAATCGTGGGTATGCACAAGTGGGTTATGTCTTTTGATCTAAATAGTCTATATCCACACTTGATCATGCAGTATAACATCTCGCCAGAGACATTACTTTCGCAGAGTGAGGATAAAGTTTCAGTAGATAAAATCCTGGCGGGTAAAGTTAAGAACACTTCTAATTGTTGTATGACTCCTAATGGTGCGTTCTTTCGTAAAGACAAGAGAGGTTTTCTTCCAGAATTGATGGAGACTATCTATGAAGATCGTACAAAATATAAAAAACTCATGTTGGATGCTCAGCAATCATATGAGGACACTAAGGATAAAACACTCCTTAAAACCATATCCAGATATAATAACATCCAGATGGCGAAGAAGATATCTCTCAATTCGGCGTATGGTGCTATTGGGAATAATTGGTTTAGGTATTTTGATTTGCGAAATGCTGAAGCGATTACAACAAGTGGTCAGTTATCTATACGATGGATTGAAAAATCTCTTAACGCCTATATTAACAAGATTATGGAAACCGATAAAGAAGACTATGTTATTGCCTCTGACACGGATTCGGTTTACATTACCTTTGACCCTCTTGTTAGCAAAGTGTTTGGTGAATCACCACAAACTAGCAAAGTGGTCGAATTCTTGGATAAAGTGGCAACTGATAAGTTGGAACCATTTATTAATAAGTCTTATAAATCTCTTGCTGACCTTATGGGAGCGTATCAGCAAAAGATGTTCATGGCAAGAGAAGTCATCGCAGACAAAGGAATCTGGACTGCAAAGAAAAGATACATCCTCAACGTCCACGACTCTGAAGGAGTAAGGTACAAAGAACCTAAACTCAAGATGATGGGTATCGAAGCAGTCAAGTCTTCAACACCATCTGCCTGTCGAGATAGCATTAAAGAGGCACTTGACATCATTATGAATGGTGATGAGAAAATGCTAAATACTTTTATACAGGACTTTAGAGAAGACTTTATGAAACTTGATCCAGAACAGATTGCATATCCTAGAAGTTGTAATGGTTTATCAAAATGGACAACAGACCATAACTTGTTCAGAAAAGGAGCTCCGATACATGTTCGTGGTGGAATTCTTTATAACTATTTGATTAAGGAAAACAAGTTGGGTAACAAGTATCCTAACATACAAGAAGGTGATAAGATTAAGTTTCTGCATTTACGACAACCAAACATATATCAGTCTTCTGCATTTTCCTTTATTACAGAGTTGCCAAGGGAACTTGACATTATGGACTTAATAGACTATGATGAACAATTCGATAAGAGTTTCATGGAACCTCTCAAGATTATCACAGATAAAATGGGTTGGTTGTTAGATACTAGTTACGGAACACAAGGAAGTTTGGAGGATTTTTTTAATTGAGTGATTATGTAAATTTTGAAGATAAGAAAATATTGGCTGGTAATCAAGGTTTCAATGATGAAGAACAAAGACTTGCATTTAAGAAAATGGTTCAAAAGAATGGTTGCACCATATTGAGACGACATCTTACAGATTATTTTAACATGAAAGATGATAAGACTTATAAGATTATAAATGATCCTATTGGAAAATATAAAGTTGACTTAGGTATCAAATGTGTTGAAACTAATGAAATTGTTGGTCTTGTGGAAGTAGACTATTTTAAAAAGTGGAATCCAATATGGCCATCTAACTATAAGTTCTGTAATCGACTTTTACGAAAAGAAAAGTATTATAAGATGTATTCATATCCATATGTAAACATAACTTTTAATGTGGGTGGCACAGATGGTATAATGACAACAAAAGAGATAGAACAAAAATATCGAATAACAGAATGGTATGTAGAAGAGGTGCAGAAGTATGAAAAGGGCAGACGAATTCGTTTAGAAGATGCCATCAAAGTAGGTGAATGGGCATGAATGAATTGTATGACATATTAAAAAGTAGTGCAAATGCAGATGGACTTCCTATAATGAATACATCACAGTTCGTTTCTGTCACGGAGAAGTATGGTAAAAAGGACTTTCGTAGAGCTCTTGCAGATTATATTGAGAAAGACAAACCACCATATCCACTGAAAGAATTTAGTGAAGAGAAAGTAATTAAGACTTTCCACAAACTCAAGACTGTAGACTATAATAAGTTTATTGACAAGTCTGGTAAGGAAGTACTAGAGAAGTATGATGACTATTCATATCCTTATAGTAAGTATGGGTTGGGTGTTATTGATGCACCTTCAGTATACAATTATATAAGTGATTCTTTTATGCATGACCTACGAATGGCATGTAATTCCTATGGGTTCAAAGCACCATTGACAAGATGGAATGATGGTGATAATGTGTGGGGTGCCCTTGGCCCTATATGGAGAGGTATTAATACTGAAAAAGAATTATCTAAGAATGTATACGTTAGTGCATTTAGACTTGGGTGTTATATTGCGACACAGTTCAAACCAAATGTTGCAAAGACTTTCTATGAGATGACAAATGCAAAGACTGTACTTGATACATCTATGGGTTGGGGTGACAGACTTACAGGGTTCTATGCCTCTAATGCTACGCATTACATAGGGTGTGACCCGAATCCAAATACATTCAAACGATATAAAAAGATGATAGAGTTTTTTGATAAGCTCACTGGTGGTAAGAAAACAGTACAAATGTATAACTGTGGTGCAGAAGACCTACCTTGGGATGAAATTAAAGACGTAGATTGCTCATTCACCTCACCGCCATACTTTTCCACCGAACGATACAATGAAGGTGGTGAGAAAGAAGAGCTACAATCTTGGTCAAGATATAACACTTATGAGAAGTGGAGAGATAACTTCTATCTACCAGTTGCACACAATAGTTTTAAATCTTTGAGTGACAGGGGGTTCCTTCTAGTTAATATTCTAGACCCCAAAGTAAAAGGTAAGAGATATAGAAGTGGGGATGACTTGGTTAATTCTATGAAGAGTGATTTTATAGGACAGTGCGGTATGAGAATAATGGCCAGGCCACAGGGAAAAGCAGTGTTTTCTGATGAGGAAGGAAACTTTGATAAGACTGCAATGACTGAGCATATGAACAAGATATTCATTGAGAATGTGTGGTGTTTTGCAAAAGACAAAAGTATACCTTTGTTACCACAGACAAGCACACTAGAAGAATTTTTTAAATGAGAAGGATTAAATTATGAGTAACTACACACCAAGTGAAATTGCAATAGCAATAAAAGAAGGAACATGGAAAGACATACAAGAGTTTAATGTTTTAGACTTTTTGAAAAAAGTTGGGCCAGATGAGTATGTTCCAAATCCAAAGAAAATGTTACAAGTGAGAAAAATTCAAATCAATTTTGAATTTATTGATAGACAAGTAACAAAGGTAGAAACCACTGGAGATAAAAGTGGTCTTGATAAAAAGGGCACTGTGGTTTTTTTTCCAGATAATGCACAATATGAGGGAGTAAATATCCAAGCAGGAAGTTATTGTATTATTGGTGGAGCACATGGAACTGTAATTAGTTATAGAGTTGGGGAATATAAAAAAGAATATAATCTTGTAAATTTCAAACATGATTTAGATTCAAATGTTTTGAAATTGAAAAGACTTGGAAACAAGTTAAATGAAACTTTTAATGAGAAACAAGGTACTGAAAATGATGATATAAAACTTGAATTTTGGTCATTGATGGATAGTAGAGTTGAGAATGGTGAAGATGCAAAACCAACAAGAGAACAACAGGACGATTTTTTACAAGAGTATCCACAAATCAATCAAGCCACTGTAACTAATTGGATGGCTCATCATAAAGAAGGGGGTCGTAGAGCTTCAACTATTCAATACAGTGATATTGAATTGGAGGATTTCAAAGTTAGTTTAAGTGTTATGGAATGTTATAAAGATTACACCATCTTAACACCCACAGTATTAAACTCTTGGGATAACAAGGCACTTGCAAGAGCAGTTATTGAAAGTGAAAGAGGTCTTCTTATAAAACCACTGGATGCTAGAAACGGAAAGAAGAAGGTATTAATTCCTTTATGGGCAAAGTCTGCAACAGATATGCAGAGGTTAGAAAAGGGAAATATACAGGGACGTATTGAAGATAAGTATGAGACATGGTGTAAACACATGAGTTTTGATGCACTAGAAGCAACTTATTTGCCATGGAAATAAAACTTAACACACCTATAGAGGAATATAACATAGGCAATAAGTCTATCTATGTTAAAAGAGATGACTTGATGGGCGATGGAATTAATCTTCCGCCTTGGGGTAAACTAAGTGCGTTAAGAAAGGTTCTTGAATCTACTAATCCATCAAAACCTCTGATACACCTATCTGTTTATGGTTCTTGGTCTGGTTGGGCTCTTTCAGAGTTATCAAAAGAATTAGGTCATGAATTTATTATGGCCTATCCACAGTCTAAAAAATATCCAGATTATATGCTTGAGAAGGTAGAAAACACACTACCACTCAAACCAAATATGATGAGTATTCTATATAACAAAGTTGGTCAAATTGCAAGAGAAAACGATTATGAGAGACTCCCATATGCATTTGATCATGATGTTTATATTGAAGTACAGAGACAGAGATTACGAGATGTGAAGAAAGAATTGGAATTTGATCATCTAGTAGTTTCCTCTGGTTCTGGTGTGACTTGTTTAGGAATGTTACAGGAGCATGAACCATGGCCGTCATTATTTGAACCTACACATAATAGAACATTTCACACTGTATGTGTATCTAGTGTGGAAACGATTAAAAAGAAGTTTAGTAAATATCAAATACACTCTTCAAATCAAATAGAGATAGTGAAGAGTGAATATGCATTTGATGACATGATGAACTGGTATGAAACACCTTTCCCTTGCAATGAGTTTTGGGATAAAAAGGCATGGTATTGGTTAGAGCAAAACATATCTAAGTTTGATGGTAAAGTTTTATTTTGGAATCTAGGTGGTAACTGGTGAGTAAGGTAATATTAAAAGATAAGAAAGATTTGAATACTCTTATATCAAAGGGTTGGTCAAAAGATGGTTATAAGATCGTTGGTTCTCAAGATGAAATTTTCAGAGATATTAATGTAGAGGTTTTGTGTGTAAAGTTTTCAAAAGTGGGTCAAAAAACATTTGATGCATATCCAAACTTAAAATGGATTGTATGTAGATCGCATGGTTATGACAATGTGAGGGTTGACCTTGCAGAGAAATATAACGTAGGAATTGTTTGTACAAACCCCAACACTCTAGACGTTGCGAAGTGGATTACTGATAAAGTAATTGGTTCTAAAGTCATAGTTTTTGGTGGTGGTAGAATTGGTAAAAAATTCTGTGAACTATATGATGGTGAAACACTAGTTATAAAATCTAAAACTCAATATGATCATAGTATAGTAAAGGATTATGATACCATTGTTGTGACAACATCTCCAACGGAAAAACCAATACTCACGAAAGAGTTATTAAATGACTTCAATGGTGATGTAGTATCCATATCAAGACCCTGTTGTATAGATAATCGTGCCTTACTAGATGCAATATATGATGGTAAAGTTAAACGTGCAGAGATGGATATGTTAGACCCCAAATTAAGAGACGAGTTAGTGAACACTAAAAAGTGTAATTACTATAAACATACAGCTTGGGGTAATGACAAAACTGCATATGATGATTATTACTTTGAGAGTCTATTAAGAGAGATAGGTCTATGTCTACAATCTAAGAGTAATAATGTTGTTTTATGTAGGACGGTAAATCCTTTGTTTGGAGATTAGTCATGTGTGGATTTGTTATCGGAAACATATTTACTGATGAGGATCAGTTTCGTAAATCACTATCTCTTATTGACCACAGAGGAAGAGACAGTAAGGGAGTAAACTACAATGAAAAAACTAACACTTGGATAGGTCATAATAGACTCTCAGTTCAAGGGTTAAGTGAGGACTCAAATCAACCAATGCACAAGTCACCATATACACTAGTTTATAACGGTGAGTTGTGGAAAAGTATGAAACATACTGGAAGTGATACGAGACAATTACTTGAGATGTTTTACTCAAATCAAGAGGACTGCATTGCATCCTTAGATGGTATGTTTGGATTTGCCGTTTTAGACGATAATGAAAACAAACTAACCTTTGCAAGAGATTTTATGGGTAGAGTCCCTCTATATTATTATAACTATGAGAAAAAGATAGCGGTTGCAAGTGAGTTAAAAACAATCACTAATGTACTTAATATTAACTCCTCTGATGTAGTGTTGGTGGAGCCTGGTTGTTATTATGTGTTTGATTATGAGACAGGTAAAATAGATAAGACAAGATTTTATGATTTTCCTTCAGACATTGTAGATATGGATGAGAAAGATGCGATACATAATATTAGGAAATATTTAACTGAAGGGGTTGATAACGAACTTATCAGTGATGTTCCAGTTTGCACCATTTTATCTGGTGGTGTAGACTCTACCATTATAACTTACCTTTTGAGTAAACGAGTGAACAATCTTCAGGCATTTGTTGTAAGTATGGGAGATGATGGTAGTAAAGACGATCTGCATTATGCAAGAATGGCAAGTAAAGAAATTGGTGTTCCACTTCATGAGGTCATCATTGATAAAGATTGGGTGGAAAGTAATATTGGTGATGCTATCTATGCAATTGAGGAATATAAATGGACACAGGTATCACCAGCTGTTGCACAACTAGCACTTTCTAAGAAGATACATGATGAAGGGTTTAAGGTTGTTTTTGGTGGTGAGGGTAGTGATGAATTATTTGCATCATATGGTGATGTATTTGCATGGCATTATAAGGATGAAGACTATATTAAAAAAAGACACAAATTGATTGTTGACTTGCATAAAAATAATCTAATAAGAACAAACAAGGCTATGATGTATGGTGGAACTGTTGAATTGAGAACACCATTTCTTCACAAACCTCTGGTAGAGTTCTGTTTAAAAATACCGCCTAAGTATAAAAAAGATGGTAATGTATGGAAACCATTATTGAGAAAGGCATTTAGGGGTGAGTTGTCCGATGAACTTTTGTTTAGACCCAAAAAGACATTTCAAGAGGGTTGTCATACTGCATACCTTAAAAATCATAAGGGTAAAATAAGAGAACACTATATGCAATATTATGAATTAAAAGACTCGTTAGAGGAGTTTATGACATGAAGATAACAGATAAAGTAAAGATCGCATACAAAGAACACGCAAAATTTTATCAACAATATGATATTCCGTTACAATGGAAGAGTCAACCCATTGCTAGTAAAGAACCAAACTTAGACCCATTCAAAAAAATAAATTGGAAAAATTTGTATGATGCGGAGGAGAAAAATAGACTTTTTTATAAGAGAGAAAATGATCAGATAGTTTGGAGTTATATTTGTGCAGAATCCAAATCAAATCGTGGCGTAAAAGATATAGCTGATGATATTGTGGGAAGAATTAAGGTAGGTGATTTACAAATCACAAGGTTTGCATATGCAGATGGATACAAAGAGGATTTGATAAATGATATAGAAAATAGACGAGAAGTTAAAAATGCTCTACTGAATACCAAAAGAGATTTGTGGTTTACTGATGTAAATATGGAACTTGACAAAGATAAAGATTTGTGCAATAATATGAATTCAACTTGGTTAAGTAGTAAGATAACTGCTGTTGGTTCAGAAGTTCGTGGTATTTGGTATAGTGGTGATATAAAACAGCAAGGAATGTCAGAATACGAAGATATTAAAATTCAAAAAATAAATCTTAATTCCATTTCTAAAAAAGATTGTGAAACTCTTGTACAAGAAATAAAAGATTATAAAGAAGCGCTTAATCCTTGGAGTTATGATGGCATTAACGGAAATTATGGAGGGCCAGAAAAGACATGGTACACTATTGAGATCGTACCCATTAATCCTAATAGTAAAATTGACTATAAGATTCTTGATAAACTTCCCAAACTTGCAAAAGTAGTAAATGAAATAACTTCAGTGGAAAAATGCACTTGGTTAGTTATCACAAGAGTAGAACCAAAGAATGGTATTATTCAAAGACATACGGATATTGGCCATGACAGCTGGGATTATCAAACAAAGAACGGACTTAAACTTGGTCGTTCTATACGAGTACACTTTCCACTTCAAGTTGACGAAGATTGTGTATTTACACAAGTTGGTTTAGATGGGATTGAAGAAGATTTTCGTTTAAAGGTTGGAGAATATTATTATATGGATAAACGTAAACCACATTGGGTTTTAAACAATTCAGAGAATTATCGTTTTCATGTAATTATGGATTTTGAATGTGAACAAAAACACTTAGATTGGAGTAAAAATGACTGATTTTTTGAAGAGCGTTATTAAAGACGTTGGTAATGAATATGCAACTCTAGTTGCAGATGGAATTGAAGCAGGCGATGTCGATACTTTTATTGACACAGGTAGTTATGTTTTTAATGCATTGTTGTCTGGTTCACTAAATGGTGGACTTCCCTCTAATAAGATTACTGCACTTGCTGGTGAAAGTGCAACAGGTAAGACATTTTTCTTGATGGGTATTGTCAAGAACTTCCTAGATGCAAATCCAGATGCTGGTGTGATCTACTTTGAGAGTGAGAGTGCGATTACATCTACCATGATTGAAGAGAGGGGTATTGATCCTAATCGAATGGTCATGATCCCTGTTACTACTGTACAGGAATTTCGTACACAGGCAATCAAAGTTCTAGACAGTTATCTTGCACAGGATGAGGCAGATCGTAAACCATTGTTCTTATGTCTTGACTCTCTTGGTATGTTGTCTACCACTAAAGAGGTAGAAGATACTGCTGAGGGTAAAGAAACCAGAGATATGACACGGGCACAAGTATTGAAGGCTGCGTTTCGTGTTCTTACTCTCAAGTTGGGTAGGGCAAAAGTTCCTATGGTGGTTACTAATCACACCTATGATGTTGTGGGTTCGATGTTCCCGACAAAAGAAATGGGTGGTGGTTCTGGATTGAAGTATGCCGCTTCATCCATCATCTATCTATCCAAGAAGAAGGAGAAGGATGGTACAGAGGTTGTTGGTAATATCATTCACTGTAAGAACCATAAGTCTCGTTTGACTGTAGAGAACAAGATGGTTGATGTTAGATTGTCATACAGTGGTGGACTTGACAGGCATTATGGTCTACTTGATCTTGCATTGAAACATGGTGTATTCAAACAGGTGAGTACTCGTATTGAGTTGCCTGATGGAACTAAGACTTTTGGTAAAACCATCAACAACGATCCAGAGAAGTTCTTCACAGAAGAGATCATGGAGAAGTTGGAAGAGGCTGCTGACAAAGAGTTTAAGTATGGATAATATCAGGGATAGATATACTTTTGTTACAGATAACAAAACTGCTTGGACTTGTATAGGTATAAGGGGTGGTAAGTTTGATGGTGTGGTTTACAAATATGGTAAGGTAACTCTTCCAGAAAAAGAAAATGAGAATGGAACCTTGCCTTTTCAGTTTGAGTATGATATCGTTGATCCTAATAGTTTGTTAAGAGAACATTTTGATGAAGAGTTTTTCACTCTTATTGGTGACATACTTGTAGACATAATGGATTCTCAGTTAAAGGAAGATAGTCTTGAATACATCAACACAGACGATTGAAAGAACAGCACTAAGTCAGTTAGTTTCTAACGAAGAGTACGCAAGAAAGGTTCTCCCTCACATGAAGGGGGATTATTTCTCTGATCGTACAGAAAGAACAATCTTTGAAGAGATTGAAAAGTTTGTTGAGAAGTATCAGAAAATACCGACAACAACATCTCTGGAAATAGAAGTCCAGAGTAGAAAGGATTTGAATGAGCAAGACTACAAGAAGGTAGTCGAAGTAATTAAGACTTTGAAATCTACAGACGTAGATTTTGATTGGTTGGTAGAAACCACCGAAAAGTTTTGTAAAGATAAGGCGGTATATAATGCAATTGTTGAAGGTATATCAATCATTGATGGAAAAGATAAGAACAGAGGCCCAGATGCAATCCCGAATATTCTTACGGATGCCTTGGCTGTGGGTTTTGATAATCGTGTGGGTCATGATTATATTTTGGACGCAGACCCCAGATTCGAGTTTTATCATAAGGTAGAAGAGAAGATACCATTTGACTTGGAGTTCTTCAACAAGATTACAAAGGGTGGACTTCCACCCAAGACCCTAAATATTGCACTTGCTGGTACAGGTGTAGGTAAGTCATTGTTCATGTGTCACATGGCAGCAAATTGTTTGACACAGGGACGGAATGTGTTATACATAACACTGGAGATGGCAGAGGAACGTATTGCAGAGAGAATAGATGCAAACCTCATGAATATCTCTATGGAAGATTTGTATGATCTACCAAAGAAACTATTTGATGACAAGATTGCAAAGATTACAAAATCCACTGCTGGTAAGTTAATCATTAAAGAATACCCTACTGCATCTGCTCATACTGCACACTTTCGAGGTCTGATTAAAGAACTTGCAGTTAAGAAGTCATTCAAACCAGATATTATATTCATTGACTATCTGAATATCTGTGCATCAAGTAGATTTAAAGGAGCAACCAATGTCAACTCTTATATGTACATTAAGTCAATTGCAGAGGAACTTAGGGGACTTGCGGTTGAGACAAATCTACCGATTATGTCAGCGACACAAACCACTAGATCGGGGTTCGTATCTACGGACATTGGTTTGGAAGATACGAGTGAAAGTTTCGGTCTTCCCGCTACGGCTGACCTCATGTTTGCACTTATTAGTAATGAGGAGCTTGACGATCTTAATCAGATTGCAGTCAAGCAACTCAAGAACAGATACAATGACCCTACGATCAACAAAAGGTTCGTTATCGGAATAGATCGTGCAAAAATGAGACTGTCTGATGTTAAGTTATCGGAACAGGACTTGGTAGATGCAAATCAAAGTGATGACTTTGATGAACCTGTATTTGATAATACAGAGATTGGTCAACAAGAATGGAATGTTTAGCGTTACATAAATTTTCATATGATTACGATAAGGAAAGATTACTAAAAGAAGCAATGGATAACGAGGGGTATACTCCTTTTGTTGATCCATTGACGAAGATAACTATAGATGATTGGTTAATAAAACATGTTAAGGAAGATAGTTCTTACGCTTGGGATATAGCAAAAGATTTTATGTCTTTAACTGGTATGAGGTGCAAACCTAGATTTTATGATCAACGTGAGGGATTTACCTTACCATTTCATACGGATCGTGGAACTAAGTGTTCGATAAACATAGTTTTGTCAGATGATCCAGACCCTATTCTATTTCGTGATGCTACAGTAATTTATGAGGTTGGGTTACTCAATACAGAAGTTGAACATTCTGTAATATCAACAAGGCAAAGATACTTGTATAAATTAAGTTTTTTCGACAATACATTTGATGAAGTGAAAGATAAACTCTCCTAAATAGTATAAATTATAATAAATGGAGAATTTGGATGCCTTTGCAAAGTTATATACGTCAGCTCAATCCCAGAGATGAATCTTATGTTCCCCCTGTAGATAAAATTCAATCCCTTTTTACTGAAGGAGGTAGTACTGCTGGTGCTACTGAAATGGAAGCACATATTGTGATTGCATATAATGGTGGTTATGAAAATGCTCCAGATACATATGGTATAACTCCCGAATCATATGAAAATTCCAAACATATTTCTGAAAATATTGCTAAGGATATTCAAAAGAAAACCAGAGCAAAACCAAAGTCAATGATTCATTTCGGTAAGGGTAATGGTAAAATGATCAATTGGTGGAAAGGAAAAGCTACCCCAAAAACAGACCTTTATTCAACTGATGGAACAAATATTTCATTGAAACAAAGAGGTGGTTCTCAGCTTATGTCTGGATTGCATGACGAAACTAAGTCTACTTTTAAGGCAGCTATAAATTATATGGATGATAATGCTCCAAAAGAAGTAGAAAAATTAGTTGGGATGTTAGGTGATGTTCTTAAAGATATAGAAGTTCAAGGAAATATTAATTCAATTGCTGGTGCTATTAAAACTAAAATAGTACCTGATAAAATTAAAGCTATGAAAGGGAAAAAACAAGTAACAATTAATATTGATAAGAAAAAATATGAACAAGAAATGCAAAATATGATTGATTGGAAATCTGAAATGAAAAAAACAGGAATTGTTTTTAGACAGTTTTTTGAAAGTAATTATGAATTTAAAAAATGGTTTTGTTATGAAGCTGCTACAGGCGAAACAAAATTTCGTCCAGATAAGCACGCAAATTCAAATTGGGTTGTAGAATTTGATCCTAAAACTGGTAAAAATAATAATATTAATCAATTGTCTTTAGGAAATAACCAACCATCTCCTTATATAGATAAAGTTACTAAAAAAGCAACAATTAGACTTGCACCTAAAACTGGATCAGGAAGTAAAGTAAGATCAGATTTAACCTCAAGAACTTCTGGAAGCCTTCGTATTGATATAAGGGATGGGGTTGAACATAAAACATCTGATACTTTTTTAAATTTTATGGAAACTTCATTTCAAAACCTCGTTGATAGTTTTTTATTGACAGAAGAACCTTTGACAGAATTAAAAATTTTACAACGTGTTAAAAATTGGTTCAAGGATATAACAGTAAAATTACTTAAAAAAGTAAAAGAATTGGCCATGAGAGGTATAAGATTTATTTTGGAATTTTTTGGATTTGAGGTTGATAAGATTAAGACAACTGGCTTAGAATTGTTTGGATACAAATGATAGGATTTAAAGAATTAATTATAGAGGACAAGGCAGGGAAGAACCTTCACCTTGAACACCTTGAGGATGAGATAATTAACTTCGGTGTTGATGGGGGTAGAGCGGCGATTAACTTTTTGCGCTCCCTTAGAGATATGCTTGCTGGTGCAAGTCGTTCTTCCGTAAATATGACAGTTAAGTGGGATGGTGCGCCTGCAATTTTTGCTGGTGTAGACCCAGAGGATGATAAGTTTTTTGTTGCAAAGAAATCAGTGTTTAATGTGAGCCCTAAACTCTATAAGACAGAAGGAGAAATAGATGCTGATTTATCTGGAACACTTAATTCTAAGTTTAAGGTTGCACTTAAAGAATTTTCTAAGTTGGGTATCAAAGGGGTACTCCAAGGTGATCTCATGTTTACCGATGATGTCGAGACTTCAAAAATTGATAATCAGAGATATTATACTTTTCAGCCTAATACTATTGTCTATGCTATACCTGTTGACAGCGACTTAGGTAGAATCATTAATCGTGCAAAGATAGGTATAGTGTGGCATACGACATATACAGGTAGTGAGTTGCAGTCTATGAAGGCATCTTTTGGTGCAAATATATCTAGTCTAAACAAAGTATCGAGTGTGTGGATGGATGACGCAACATATAAAGATGCGTCTGGTAAGGCAACATTTACTGCAAAAGAGACAGAAGTTATTACAAAGGTTTTATCAGAGACAGGTAAGACATTTCAAAGAATTAATGCGAACCAGTTACGTTCATTCCTAAAATTACAGGAAAGTATGAGTGGAACACTTGCTGGTGCGTCACTTAAAACATACAATAATAGTAAAGTACGAGCAGGAGAGAAGATTAAGAACCCCACTTCTCATGCAAAAGGTTATGAGAAGTGGGTTTCTGATGCTATTCAGAAACAGATAGATAAGGCAAAATCTCCTGCTGGTAAGAAGAAATATGAAAATATACAGAAAGAGTATGTAAGAGAGGTGAAAAAACACACAAGGAACCTAATACAAGTTATTACGTTCCAAAATCTACTAGTTGATGCGAAGATGCAAATCGTAAAAAAACTAAATAGTGTTAAGCAGTTGACGGATACATTCATCAAGACTGCGAATGGATTTAAGGTAACAAACCCAGAAGGTTTTGTTGCAATTGACAGAGTGAGTGGAAACGCTGTTAAACTAGTAGACCGTATGGAGTTTTCGTTTAACAACTTCACCGCTATAAAGGCATGGGACAAATGAGTAAAACCTTATCAGACCTTTACGAAAGGTCAGTCAATGTAATTCAACGCCGTAAACAGGCCCGCCGGATGGCAAAACTTGCCCGTTCCGCTGCATTTAAAATGAAAAAGAAACGTGCAGCAATCCGTAGACGATCCCCAGAAAAAATAAATTTGTTGGCCAGAAAACAGGCTATAAAGATGTTTCGGGATAAATTCTATCCTGGCTATAAAGATATGGCATTTGCACAAAGAGTCAAGATTGATCAACTTATAATGCAACGCTATGGTAAACGCATTGATAAAGTTGCGAAGAAGAAAGCGATGATCCTAAAGAAAGGTGAGTCTGAAAGAATTGCAAAGGCGAAAGATGCAATGTCGGGAAGTGTTCATGATGAGGATTAAAGGTTTCAGAGAAGTAACAGAAGCGAGAGGTGATACCGCTGTATTCACCTTTGGACGCTTTAATCCGCCGACAACTGGGCATGAAAAACTCATAAATGCGGTTGCAAAACAACAGAAAAAGAACGCTGGTTCTAAGATGTATGTTTACCCTTCTCATTCTCAAGATGCGAAGAAAAATCCCCTACCTCATTCAAAGAAAATTGCATATATGAGGAAGATGTTTCCTCGTTATAAAAGTACAATCGTTGCTGCTAAACCCAGAACTGCAATAGAAGTTGCAGTAGAACTATACAAGAAGGGTCATAAAGCACTTGTTATGGTTGTTGGTTCTGATCGTGTACAGGAGTTTCAGAGACTACTAGATGAATATAATGGTGTGGAAGGTAAGGGACATGGTTACTATGGTTTTGATAACATAGAAGTTATCTCTGCTGGTGAACGTGATCCAGATGCAGAAGGTGTAGAAGGAATGTCTGCATCCAAGATGAGAGCTGCGGCTGCAAAGGGAGACTATGATTCATTTGTACAAGGATTACCAAAAAGTTTTAAAGATGGTAAGTCAATCTATAGAGATGTTCGTGCCCAGATGGGTATTCGTGAAGAACGAGATATGGGTGACATGGATGATATGGAATCTAGAAGGGATGCATACCTCACAGGTAAACTATGGAACGTAGGAGAAAACGTAATAGTAAACGGAGTAGAAGGTGAAGTTGTACGCAAAGGAACAAACTATCTGTCCTATATGACAGAAGATGGTAAGGTACACAAAGCATGGTTGCACCAGATAGATGAAAGGGATTACAAGAAAGAGTACGCAAATTATCAAGGGAAACCAGAACAGATTGCAAGACGATCCTCAAGAAATCAAGCACGTAGGATTATGGGTGACAAGACTAAGGTAGGAATGGATGTAGGACATAAGGATAACAATCCTCTGAATAATGATCCTAAGAACTTGAAGAATGAAGACCCAACAAAGAATCGTAGAG